TTCATATAGTGGCTCACTATATATATGGGGCGCACAAGTAGAAGCCTTACCCTACCCAACTTCTTACATACCTACTAATGGCTCAACGGTTACTAGAGATGCAGAAACTTGCACAGGTGCAGGTGAAGCTGCTGACTTTAATAGTGAAGAAGGAGTGTTGTATGTAGAGATAGCTGCTTTATCTGATACAGATACAACTAATCCAAATAGAGGTTTATCAATTTCAAGTGGCTCTACTAATAACACAATTTTTATTTATTATCAATCAGCATTAAATACATTAGCTTGTATTCTTATATCTAATGGAACAACACAATTTTCACACAGCACACAATTATTTGATGTGGATAATTATTTAAAAATTGGTTTAAAATATAAACAAAATGACTTTGCGTTATGGGTCAATGGAGAGGAAGTACATACTGACACAATTGGAAACGCACCAATAGTATTAAACAAGTTAGCATTTGACAATGGCGCAGGTGTCGATAAATTTTACGGAAAATGTAAAACAATAAGAGTATATAAAGAAACAGACGGTATAGATTTAGCAACTTTAACAAGTTAATTATGAATAAAATAGGAAAATACGAATTTAATAGTTCAGTACAAGCAGATGATATGATAGCTGCTTTAGGAACAACAACAACAGAATTAGGTGATGTAGTGCCTTCGCACAATCATTGTGTAGTTAGACTTGGTTATATTGTTTTAGAGCAAGGTGAGTATAACGAAAGTGGTGAGCAAACAAAAGCACCTGTATTATCTGATAAATACCACGTAGATGTATTGTGGAAAGGCTTAGAGCCTGTTGATGCAGAAGCAGAAGAATTGTATTATGTAGAGCCTAGTGGTTGGGAAAACAATAGAATAGAGTTAGATAATAACGGGGTACACTCATTTATGGGATTAGATTACCAAGAATACAAATTCTAATGGCACGAGTATCAGCAGCACAAGAGATAGCACTTATGAAACAAAGAATGGACTCTATGGAGGAGAAATTAGATAAGATGGATGACAAGTTAGATATGCTAACTAAGAATCTTCTTGACCCTGATAAAGGTGTTGTTTCTCGTGTAAACAAAAATACTTCAGCTAGAGTTACTATGCAGAAAGCATTATGGGGATTGTGGACTATTGTAATTGGCTCATTGGTGGCGTTTTTCTTTACTAAAAACGGATAGTGATACAAAAGGATTTTACCATATCTATCGGTAACATTATTTGGATTATCGGTATCATATTTACTATGGGTATAGCTTATAGTCAGATAGGTCAGCTAGGAGAAGATATAGTAGTATTAGAAAGAAGATTAGAGAAGAAGATAAAAGTCATCAACGAACTTGATGAGAAGATAAATAAATTAGAATTAGAAACCGCTAAATTAAATTGTAAATAATGGATTATTGTAAATGTTTTAAATGGGAATCTTGTAAATGCTGTGAAACTGCTGAAACTGCTGAAACTGCTGAACATAACGGTTTTGATGCTTGGGTAGATGATATGGAAGAGCAAGAGCAACCTACCTGCGACATAGAGAATCAAGAGGACTGCGAGAATTGCGGTAGCTGATGAAACTGCTGTGTTTACGATATAACCTTGCCTTAGATAGTACTAACGGTATGTTATTCTATGAGGGGTTTGCAGGGTATGACTTTCTTTGCTATACACTAGAAGATGAGTACAGGAAAGATAAGGTCAAAGGAGAAACAATGATACCTTATGGGGTGTACGAAATCAAGTATAGAAAAGAGGGTGGCTTTCATAACAGATATTCTGAAAGATTTGGCGATTTACATCGTGGTATGTTGCATATCACTAATGTTCCTAACTTTGAGCATATTCTCATACATTGTGGTAATACTGATGAACATACTAGCGGGTGTTTACTCGTTGGTGATTCGCAGGAAAACAACAACTTAGTTTCTGATGGATTTATAGGCAAATCTACACAAGCATACAAAAGACTTTACAAAATGGTTGCCGATGAACTTGATTTAGGCAACAGAGTAATTATTGAATATAAACACATTAATGATTTAATGGAAGTTTAACCCTTGCCAAAGGGTTCACAAAGGGTAGTTTATACCCTATATAATAAAGCTAAAGCTATAAATAAAGATAAAGATAAAGATAAAGATATGAGTATATTGAGAAAAATATTTAGTAGTGGAGCAAAGGATTTAGTAGATAGCGTTGGAAATGCTATTGATAAGATACATACATCAGCAGAAGAAAAAGAACTTGTAAAGGCTGAAATAAATAAGATAGTGTTGGAGTACGAACAGAAGATGCAGGTTGAGGTAACTAAGCGTTGGGAAGCTGATATGAATGGTAATTGGCTTACTAGGTCTATACGACCACTATCACTAGCGTTCCTGCTACTTGTGCTTACTGTATTTACTCTCGTTGACTTTGGATATGTAGATATGAATATCAAAGATTCTTGGATTGACCTATGGCAAATACTAGCTATCACTTGCTTTGGAGCATACTTTGGCGGAAGGTCGTACGAAAAAATTAAGAAATAACTTTTAACTTACTTCTTTTTTACTATATTTGCACATACGTCTGTATGATGTGATTAGATTTTGTTTTAGTTTTCAAGTGGGGTGCTTCGGCACTCCATTTGTTTTTATATACTTTTTTTCGTATAATTGCAAAAACATACACATATGAAACAATACAGACCTAGACTAACCGAATCAGAGTACGACATCATACAAAAGATGAGAGAAAAAGAAACTCGTAACGTACTCGTTATAGGAGATTTACACGCTCCATTTATCAAAGGACAATGTAACGATGGTGGCTCATACCTAGAGCATTGCTTAGAAGTCTATGAAAATAATAACTGCAACGATGTAATCTTCATAGGAGATTTAATTGACTCACATTTTTCCTCATTCCACGAAACACACCCCGATGGATTTGGTGCAGGAGAAGAACTAGATAGAGCTATCAGTCAGTTACAACCTTGGCACGAAGCATTCCCTAATGCAAGGGTATGTATTGGTAATCACGATGCTATAATATCTCGTAAGGCGGTAGCTATGGGAATATCACAAAGATGGCTTAAAGACCTTTCAGAAGCCTTACAAGTGCCTACTTGGACATTTGATGATAGCTTTGAGCAAGATGGTGTTATCTATACACACGGAACAGGTAGTAGTGGGGCAAGAGGTGCGCACAACAGAATGGTAAATTGGGGTAAATCAGTAGTACAGGGTCATATACATACGGAGTGTTCTGTATCTTGGCATTGCACTAAAACCGCTAGACATTTTGCTATGCAGGTAGGTTGTGGTGTAACCAACACAAATCAATATGCACTAGCATACGCAAAGAACTTTACTAAGCGTTCTATAATCGCTTGTGGTGTTGTTTTAGACAACGGAACACTACCGATTACTTACCCAATGCACTTAGGAGAAGAATAATCCGTACTCTAGTAAAGCAAACTTTTTTTACGTTTTTATTAAATTATTTTTGGTAGTTTCAATTTATTTGCTAACTTTGTCGAAGTTATTAATTAAAACAAAACTATTATGTCACAAGAATTAAAAGTAGAAATGGTAAAGAAAGGCGATGTGCTTTTTTATTTAGAAAGTAAAATATCATTATTTGAAACTTTATTATCCAACGATGAGAAGTCACAGGTTGACTTTATGGATAACAACATTCTAAAAGAATGGTATGATGGCAGAATATGTGCAAGAGTATCAGCCCTAAGTAGCTTAAAAGAATTAAGAACACTAATCAATAACCTTTAATAAATATTATTATGTCAGAAATTAAAACAGAAACTAAGAAAGAAAGTTTACGCAGACTATTTACAGAGAATGGTCTAGTACAAGAAGATGTGTATAAAGATAAACGAGGGTTTGTTATTATAACACGAACAGGAATTGACAAGATTATCAGCAACAGAGGAATCAAAGTTTCCTATGAGCCAATTATAATGGAAAGAGAGTGGGTTGTACTTAGATGTGTTGCAGAGATGTCAGAGAATCAAAGCAGAGTAGAATCTTTTGGAGAATGTTCTAGTGAAAACACTATGGGTCTTGCAGGTAAGTTTCCTGTGGCTATGGCAGAGAAAAGAGCCAAGTCAAGAGCGGTACTAATGCTTACAGGATTTTATGAGCAAGGAGTTTACGGTCAAGATGAAATGGCTGACTAATGGATTGGATAGATGAAATACTTGCAAGTGAGCCTATCAGTAATAGTCAGATAGCTATTATTGAAGGTTTGCTTACAAGCGTTCCATACGAACAAGATGAAATTAGAGATATAGAAAATGGTCTTTTACATTTAACGTATCAAGAAGCATACGAGTTAATCAGTAAGCTGAAAGAAGATTACATACCAAAAGACCCTAGAGAACAATTTAATAAAATATTCAAATGAATTATTGGACAACAAAAAACGGAAATAAAATAGCAGTAGAAGATTTAGGTGCAGAGCATCTATCAAATATACTGCATATGCTTAAAAATAATAATAAAGATATGTATTTTATGAGAATATCAGACTGTATAGAAGAAAATAGAGAACAACTAAATTTAATTTTAGGAGAGTATAGATATATACAACAATTCAAGTCTATTAGAGAAAAACTTGTATACGATATGATGGCTGAAATTGATGCCTTGAATACTGCTTATCAATACGGATATGATAATGAATGGGATTATATTTTACAAAGTTAAGAGATATGGCAATAAGAAAACACGCAATGACTAAAGAGGGTGCAATACTCTCAATCACAAGAAATCAGATAGGCAAACTTTCTGATGGCAAGAAGCCGATAGGAATATTAAAATCTTTCATAGATATGTATATGAAGGAAGATAATGACAGAATAAAAGAAACCTACAAAGTAGAGTTTGGAATAGAATTAGAAATCGTAGAATATAAATAATTATGACAAAGATAGCAAATAACGAGTTTGAGAAATTCGTAAGAATCACAGGAATGACTAAACGTAGATTTAGTGAAGTAACAGGATTAAAAGGTACTAGCGTAACTAAATACCTAGAGAACCCTACAATGCTAAGGCTCAAGCACTTACAACTATTGGCTGATGCTGATGAGTTTAAGGAACAAGAGGTTGGCGATGTTGAACTTTTAAATATGATAAACTATGTTAAATAGTATTGAGAGAAGGGAAGCCTTAAAGAAAGCGGTATGCTCTATTTATGGTGTGAATGAGAACGAGTTATTTAGCGTTAGCAGAAAGAGAGAAATCATAAGTGCAAGACGAATGGTATTGTATTTTCTTCGCAAACATTATGGCGAAACTTATATGGGAATAGCTAAGATGTTTAGTATGAATCACGCAACAGTAATACACCACATAACACAAATGAAAAACTTTTTGGAGTTTGATAAGATGGAGATAACAAACTACATCAAGGTTAGAGATTATGTGTTTCAGCAAAATAGTGAAGTAACACTATCAGAGGAACTTGACCTCTTAAAAAAAGAAAAAGACCTGCTAGATGACAGGCTTGAACAAATAGAAAATGAATTAAAATTATTAGACAATGGAAATTAATGGAACGTTAGAAGCAATCTTTGATACAAAAGAATTTAAGAGTGGCTTCAAGAAAAGAGAATTTGTAGTTAATACAGGTGGCGATTATCCTCAATCAATCAAGATGGAAGTGGTAAAAGACAATATTGATAAGCTAGGAACTATCAAGATTGGAGCGGAAGTTACTTGTAAGATAGACATCAGAGGTCGTCTGTATGAAGGTAACTATTACAATAACATATTAGCTTGGGCAATCAATGTCGGTGGTGCAAAGACAGAGAAACCTGCTGAAACTGTAAACGAGTCAGACTTACCCTTTTAAGGTAAGAATGTTAATCAAAGCATTTGATTGTGAAATCGAATACTAAAAGAAAGTATGTGTCGAGGGTAGATAAGTTATTAGAAGCTAATGCTACCCTCAACGCATCTCTCGGCATAGATAGCACCAAAACCGAGATTGAATCCATTAGAAAGGAGATAAGAGCTAATATACGCAAGATTAAGGACTTATGTCCATACACACATTCTATTATTGATATAGATGATAATCATAAGACAACAAAATGAATTGGAGTAGTAAAGAAAAAGAATACACAAAGTTAGTTAAGATAGAAACCATTGCAACTGCTGAACATTGTAAGCATTTAAAAAGCATAGGTCATTCTGTTGCAGACATTGCAGATAAGCTAAATTTAAGCAAGGCTAGAATTTATGAGTATTTAAAATACAAGGAATCTGATGAAGTATGAAACTGCTAAAGATAGAGAAAGGCAGAAGAAAGCAAGTGACTTATTTTGCCACGCATTTGACCTTATATCTATTGACAGGGGAGATTTTGCTTCTGTTGATTATGACTTAAAGAACAAGAAAGGATTTGTAGTAGGCTCATTGGAAGTTAAGGGTTGTCCTAATAGAAATATAGATGATAGATTAACTGTGCAGGTAGCTATACGCAAACTTGTAGATTTACAGAAGCATCAAAAGAAAACCAACAAACCTGTGGCAATCTGTTGGGCATTTGAAGATGGCATTGTATATGAACGAATTGAGAACCTTGAGGGTAATTTTAGTCTTGGAGGTCGTAAGCCAAGAGCGGGAAGTTACAATGATATTGAGATAATGGCTAGAGTAGAGATAAAAAAACTTAAAAAAGTTTGTTATTAATTAAAAAAGTTTACTTATCTTTGCTTCGTTAAACAATTAAACTAAAACATTATGACTAAAAAAGAATTTATTGATGAATTAGCAACACAGCTAACAGAATCATACTACGGAGAAGAAACTTATGTATATAACTACATTGACGGAGAAGAACAATTAGTTTTTTCAGAACAAGCTAATAGAATGTTTAATGATAAGTATTATGAAATCGAAACTATGTATGATTTAGTGCAAGATACTAACACTAAAAATTAAACATTATGTCAAGCAAATTTGATTACAAACTATTTACCGATGTAGAGTTTGGTGATGTTCATCATTGGGATTATCCCGACTATTGTGATGCTTTCATTGACAATGCAGAATACGATGGTAAAGAATTATCAGAAGAAGAACTAGACGAGTTAAATGAAGATAGAGATTTGGTTTATCAATTATTAAACGATTATTTATACTAAAACATTATGGCAAAAAGAATGACAGATACAGACAAATGGAAGAAAAGATTTGTTAGAGAATTATCACCACAACACAAGCTACTTTGGTTTTACATATTAGATGACTGCAATCACGCAGGTATATGGGAGGTGGATTTAGAAGTAGCTTCTATTAGAGTAGGAGAAGAACTAATATACGATATGTTGCCACAGGCATTTCTTGACAAGATAGTTATCTTTGACAATGGCGATAAATGGTTTATTCCTGAATTTATTGACTTTCAATATGGCGAATTGAATCCAAATTCTAATGTGCATAAATCAGTAATTGCACTACTTGATAAATATAACCTTGAAGGGTATATGAAGGGTTCACAAGGGGTACAAAGTACCCTTAATAATAAAGATAAGGATAAAGATATAGTTAAAGTTAAAGCTAAGGCTAAGAGGTTTGCAAAGCCAACAATCGAAGAAGTAGCTGACTATTGCTCTGAAAGAGAAAACGGTGTAGATGCTGAAAAGTTTTACGACTACTATTCTTCTAACGGTTGGAAAGTAGGTAAGAACGCTATGAAGGATTGGAAGGCATCTGTAAGAACTTGGGAAAAGAATACTACCCAACAACAAAAAGTATCACAACCTAAACAAGTATTAACCGCTTGGGAACAAGCTAGAACACAAATCAACAATGGATAAGTACACAAAAGAATTTTGGAACGAATACAATAAGAATAGAAGTAGAGCAAGTGAATACACTAAGCAATACCTAAAAAAAATGAGAGAGAACGCTACATTGAAGCATAGAAAAATCAATGAGTACAATCTGCACTATATGATTACAGGATTTGTATGCTACGATAAGGCTGATATGAGAAGAATGCAAACACGAGATAATATTGTAATGTAATGGATAAGACTAGACAAATATGGTATAGATTTGCCAACGATAGAGAGCAATTAAATATTGATTGTGTAGATGTATTGAGCAAGTGTTATCTAATGCTAGGTCAGAAACCTGATACAGAACAAATTGTGATGATGTCGAAACTGCTAGTAGATGACCTGTCGAGGTTCTACGGAAGTATGGAAATGCAGGAAGTTTTATTTGCATTTGAGCAGGGTATAAGGCACTCTGATAGTGGTGGGTTTGTCAATGTCCGTAATTGGAATATTTGGCTCAAGGAATACAAAGCTAAGGCAAACCTTAAAAGGCAACAACGTCAACTGACTGATTATCAGAAGGATAGAGATAGTCAGAAGATGATTGGCGAAACTATTAACAAAGCTAAACGACTGAAATGACAACTATACTTATAACACTCTTGCTTATTTCTATTTTATATCTTATATTCGCAATCAAAGATTTAAAAGATGATGTTAGTGATATTGAGTTTCGAATGGATATTCTTAAAGAAGTATGTGCTGACTATGAGAAAAGAATCAAAGAACTAGAGAATGTCAGACAAACCGAAGTTAAGCGAAGAAAGAGTGCAGATAAGTATAGTAGAGTACTTGAAACTGCAATATCCAAATGTTCTGTTTACTGCAACAATGGGTGGTCAATTTCAAAGGCACTACTCACAAAGGCTCAAGGCAAAGCGTACAGGCTATTTGAAAGGAGTGTCAGACCTGCTTATATTCGAGCCAAACGAAACGTACAATGGCTTGTTTATAGAGCTAAAGAAAGACAAGAAGTCATATCCCTCCAAAGAGCAAAAGACATTCATTCAGAACGCTTTAGATAGGGGTTATTACGCAATATGTTGTAAAGGCTTCGACCATTGCAGAGAAATAATAGATAAATACTTTAATAATGAAATCTAAATACTACTACGAATACACAAGGAATATGGATACCACGAACAAAAGTGAATTAGAGAGAATAAACAATAAGCTGTTCAATGAAACTGCTAAGGAGAGAAACATACCAAGCTATTACATTGGCTCTGTGTATGGATATGAAGCTCGTAAGGTGGTAGAGGATTGGAATCTATCCTACAACATAGGTACTGCTGTTACATATCTTTTACGTGCAGGTAAGAAGGTAGAGCAGGGTATGGATAACAAGGCAAAACATATCGAGGATATTAAAAAGACTATTAATCATCTCAAGTTTGAGATAGAAAGATTGGAAAATGAGTGTTAATATATACGATAGGAAAGATATGCGAGGTGGTGGATATGCTAAACGCAAATTCACTCTTGAGGAAGCCGAATCAATACGTAAGGAATATGGTGCAGGTGGCATTAGTCAGACGAAATTAGCGGTAAAATATGGCGTATCTCAACCCATAATCAATATGATTTTACGAGGAAAAACCTATAACAAGTAAAATAAATTAAATTATTTTGTTGTTTATTAAAAAATTTGTTTATCTTTGTAGGGAATTTAAAACTAAAACATTATGAAAGATAACGTAAATATAAAAGATTCTTACTACATAGAGCAGGACAATTACACGCTAGAGGTGTTCTACCACTACTATTCAGAGAGAGATACCAACTACGAAGAATTAGAAATAGAAAAGGTTATACTCAATGGAGGTATTGATATAACAGATTTGTATTGGGATTACATTGATTTAGAAGATGTTATTATAGAATCATTAAAATAAATGGGGGATAGTATGGGGGATATAGGGGGTATAGGGGGGTACTTCGATACTCCAATGATAAACAAACTAAACGATAACGAATTTAATTACATTATTATGATTACTAAAAAAGAAGCAAAGCATTTACTAAACAAGATGAGAAACGATAACAGAATGTTCTCACTTGAATTTATTAAGAAAGATGGAACTAAAAGAGTTATGTTGGCTAGGTTCAATGTAACAAAGGGTCTTACAGGAAAGGGTCAACGATACAATCCTGCTGACTACGATTTAATCAATGTGTACGATATGAATAAGAGCGCATACAGAAGTGTGCCATTGAATAGATTACTTTGGCTTAGAACCAAAGGTAAAAGATATTATGTTAGTGCATAGTACTTGTTTTTTTGAATTTTGTTTTGGAATGGGAGGTAGTATTGAAACTGCTTCCCATTTTTTTTACCTGTTGAAACTGCCATCGACCTCAGCGAAACTGCTCTGAAACTGCCATTAGTCTGCCGAATTTTTTATACTGACCACCTCCTCCCCTCCCCTCCCCTACCCTACTTAGTGTAGTTTGTACACTTACTTTGTGTCGTTTGTACACTAAGCTAACAAATTAATATTTTTTTAATTTTTACTTGTTTATTAAATATTTTTGTTGTATGGGTTGAAAGTTTTTTATTTTTGTATTAAAAAATTTGTATATTTGTCGAAACAAAATTTTAATTTAAATAAATAAAAAATGATTACAAAGTACACTAATAAAGAACTAGAGCAAAAAATAGTAGCTTTAAAAGATAGTAAATTTAAAAAATGTAAAATATTAAATAGTAAAATATCCGAGTATTTAAATTTGAAATGCAATTGGAACGGCTGTGAATACACTACTAATGTATATTTAGAAACTTTACAAAATGAAAATTTTGCCGTTTGTGTGGGTGGCAATTCTTTTGAGTTTACAAATGAGGGAATAGAAGAGGCTGTAAAATATATTAACGAGTAAATAACAACGGGGCGAGGCTTCGCCAGAAGCCGACCCCCATAACAAAAAAAACTATGAAACAAAAAAAACAATTTACACTAGATAATTTAGTTTTCAACCTTTGGAAAATTATAGTATTGATAGTACTATTAATTAACATTTTAAATTTATACTAATGAGAAAGCAAACAAAATCAGAACTAAGAAAAATATCTAAAAATTTAGATTACTTTTTTAATCTTGCAACACCTGAAGAGATAAAACAAGGGCGCAATTGGTATAGACTTGCAAATGATTTTTGTAAAATTAACGCGCTAGAATACAACACAACGCCCTTAACTGTGGCTAGTGTTGTCAGTGCCTTAAGTCCTCGTAATAGATGGGAACAAAATTTAATTGATGCAAAGAAAGTTTTTGAAGCAATAAAGAACGGCAAAAGCCCCGAAGATATAAAAGTGTGTACATTTCACAAAAATAAATTTAAGGCCTTTGAGTTAGCAAAAGGTAACATTTATATAAGTGAAGAAAGCCCGAAAACATATAATTTTGTGAGAAATATTGCCCACCTTGACCCGACTAGCTTAACTATTGATATTTGGCACATTAGAGCGTGTTTAAAGCGTTTTCAGAGCATCGGCAACGCTCAGATAGGTAAACTTGCATATAAGCAAATTAAAGCGCTTACAATTAAAAAAGCTAATAAGCTAGGATTGACGGGTTACGAATATCAGGCCGTTATATGGTTAAGTACTCAAAATAATATAAACAAATTAAAATAATAAACTATGAACGATATAAACAACATAAACAGGTACAGGATAAATACTAAAATTTCTTTTAGTGGACGTTATTACTTTGCTTCATGGTGTTATGCTAAAAGCATCAGGGGCGCAAGACAGACAAAGGTATTTAAACACTATAAGAACGAGCTAGATAAGTCTAGGATAGTAGGATTACAAATTGAAGAATTTTAACGATATGAGCAATAAAAAACGATTAGAAGATACAAATCTTAGCACTTTTTGGCTAATTATTGTATTTATTTGCGCCATCTTTGGCGGTTGTTAATGGATTAAATAATTAATAAATAATATAAATTAAATATGGAACGATATTTTATAGAGGATTATTGGACGGGATTGACTATCCTAGATAATAAAGGACATTATACTAGATATTTTAACACTCTAAAAGAGGCGGAAGAATTTCTTTATTCTTTAAAAGAGTTGAATTATGATGACAATTTTTATATAGTTAAAGAGTTGGACGGAGAAATACAACCGATAGAATACTAAAATTAAATTAAATTAATAAATTAAGCCCCTTTTTAGGGGTTTTTTTTGTGTTTAAATTGATATGATAGAGTAGCAAATTGCCTATTTTCACGACTTTTTTTATATCATTACCTTGAAATTGACTGAAAAAGTTATGAACATTTGTTAAAAAGTGGTATTTTTGGTATTTAAAATCCGTCAAATATCTAATACCTATTACTTATGCACATACACACCACCATAAAGAAATGTAATCCAATTTTATAAGTAGTATTATTATTGGTAAGTAATTAGTTGTTTACAACAGTAATTATCTAATGAATTATGTTACTTAGGGGATACGTTTAATCAACGTTGATAGAAACCTTCGCAAGTTAGTAAAAATAAAAGACAATCTTTCGCAAAAGTAGTGCGAAATGGTAAAAAATATATAGAAAAGTGTTTTTAGAGGGCAAAAAAATTATAAAAAAATTTTAAAAGTCTATTTTATAGATTAA